TTCTTTAATTGAAAACGCCATTTTGCTTCACCGCTCCTATGAAATAACCAAATAGCTTTTCCGCTCCCACCTACATCTGCACTAAATATAGTTGGATAAACATTAACTTGTCTTTTGCTCGCATCATTTACATTCACCCATACACTGACCGAACCTTCTAACGGATTAACCACACTTATTGGAACTGTTACATTTTCTGCTTGCCTCGTTCCTACAGTCCAACTTGTAGCGTATGGTTTCTGCTCGAGCTGGAAGCTATCGAAATAATATACATCTCCAACTTGGCTGGTAGTTCCACTCTCCCAACCCACTACCCTACATTGCGTTGAACCTGGTGGAGCGGTAGCCGTAACGCTAATCCTTTTCCATTGCTGAGCTAGGACAGGAATGCTGTTTGACTCAAAACGCTGAACTAAATTTCCAGAACCGTCATAAAAAAGGAACATCGCTGTAAAATTATGTGACTTTGAAGTGGCATTGTAAACATAATAGCTAAAAGTATAAACGTTACCAGCTACCGTAGGATAAAATGAAGAATAAAATCCTTGATTATTACTATCAATAAGCTGGACACTCTTCAAACTATATAAATCATTTAGACCAAACGATGTTTCAAGTGTAATTGATGAATAACTGCTATCGTTAGAACTGAACAGCGTTTTTCCTTGTGCATCATTGCTTGGTAATAAATTTGTTGTTCCTTCTTCAATCAATATGCCCTGCCCAAACTTACCAGCTTCGAACCTCGGCACATTCACCGCAACTTGCGAACCATCACTCTTATAAGCTATAGAATCACGAGTAAACGTTGGAGCATTAACATTTGGTAACTTTAACTTGCCATCTTCAACAATAAGATTACTTAAAGTTCCTTGTGTTAAATCAACGGTTTGTCTTATGTTCGCCATCTCATCACCTTTTAATTGTAATCGGGGGAGTGTTTACCTCCCCCGAACCAATTAGTCTAAACTAATTTCTACAGCTCCGACTGCGAATTCAACTTTGTTACCAGTGGCTACTGTTTGAGAAGCTTCAAGCGTTCCATAAACAAGCATATTGCCCAAATCGTCAAATATCGCTATGCCAGTTACAGTGCCCCAGTTACTAGAAGCTGGACCGAATGTAACCATAATGTCGTTTGTTACTTTAGATGGAGTAGTTCCAGAGCCAGTAGCCGCACCAAAAGAAATTGTTTGTCTGGAATATCCAGTGTTGTCAGTAGATACTTCGGTTCCAGATGTCGTCTCCGTAGGAGCTACTGTATACAAAGCCATTGTGTATATTCTCGCAGTATCATTGAATACCGCATCAAGAGCCTTTTTCTCCGCATAATCTGTGAAAACATTCTGTGACGCCATTGTTTATATCACCTCACTTACCGTGTAATACACGTGTATTTTTATACTGCCTATGGTTGGCAGTGTTATTATATCACCATTATTATAAATGATTCTAATTTCTGCTACATAAGTTCCAAAGTTTTTAGTTTCTTCCGAAGAAAATTGATAAGTAACAACGGCATTATCGTAAACTGTCATTGTTTTAGGATTATCTCCCATGCCTTCTACCCATAGTTGAACTGTGCTACCTGACAAATAAATTGGATTGCCATTATCATCTAACAGCTGAACTGCAAATATCGGTAGCGTGTCTCCTTGTTTTATGTAAAAGTCCATATCATCACCTCTTTATATCATTGTCTCAAAAAAGATATTTCTATAGTCATAGATTGTGAGCTTGTTTTTGTAACAGTCCATGGTAAAAGGTATCTGGCAGATATTGCTGGAATGATGTCAAGATTTTTATATAACATATATCTAAATTCTGCGCGCCAATCCAAAGAATAGGGTATGGCAAAAAGGCCCCACACTTGATCGCCTACGCGCATTAATGAGGGCGCAGGTACCTCTAAATACCAAAGGAATTCGGAAAGTGCCTTCCCAATTATTTCTCCGTTTTTAGTTAGCTTATAAAATCCATAAGGCATACTTAACATATACAAAAAACTTTTATCACATTCTAAGCTCGGAACTCGAAATCCAGGAGGTACAAACGGTTCTCTCTCTAGTTTTACCTTTATTTTTTTTACAGAACTAAAATTATTCTTTTCTATTTTTAGCAAGTCGCCAAATTCGTTAATAATATATAGAAACCTATCATCACATGCAATTCCAGAACAAAATTGGGCTTCGCTCGGAAGATTAAACGGCCCACTTATTATGTCTCCAGATTTACTAACTACATATAATTGTGCTAAATTATTTATTATGTAAAGAATGTTATTGTCACTAGTAATATAACGACCAGTAGGAGGAGGGGGTTTTCTCGGAATGTTTATTTTCTTAGAAAAAATTGGGTTTCCGTTTAAGTCTGTAACACCAAAATCTGCGGTTTGATTATCTATGCCATAAATACAAAAAATATAATTCCCGTCACTGGCAAATTCATAACCATAAGGATAGGTATATTTATAATTCCACCAAGGAAAGTCCCACCGACCGTATTCGAGGACACCGTATATGTTTTTTCTGTCACCCAACATGATTGTTTGAAATGTGCCGCTGAAAGAATCTGCCGGTATTTCAATTTTATAAGTGGCTATATTGTCGTTTGCGTTACTTTCATGAGTTGGATCGTTGACGTCAAAATTATTTAAATCAATATAAGATATCATATTTCCAAAGTGATTTTCCTCTAGCCAGGGGTAGGTGTGTATTTTNAAACAGTCCAAACCCGTATAGCTTGGTAAGTTACTGTCTGTTAAAAACACTTTATTTATATTAAAAAAGCCTTTATCTCCAGCAAAATTTTTGTATGGCATTTTACAAAAATTATTCCATTGACAACTTTTTAAGAATTCATAGGCCCAATTAGACAAATTACCGTTAGCACTTATTTCTTTTATTGAATAAGGATAATAATTATCAAATATTTTTATATTTACTCTAGTGGCGATCGATATTGTTTCGTTAGAAANAGACTTGGTTTCTGCGTCAAAATCCCCATGCCAATATTGAGGAGATTTATTTTGTTCGTTCATTGTACCAACTCCTCAGATAAAAGCGTTCCGTCGGAATTATAGGTACGATGATAAGTAACTGTTTTCATTAAAACTCCATCCCTGTTATAATATTTTTCAACTCTATAATCGTAATTAGGTGCGGTACCACCTGTTAACTCGCTTCTCATATATAATTCTCCCGTATCATAAAAATATTCCACAATTCTAAATTTCTTAGGAGCATATTCTTCTCTTCTTAATATTTTACCTATAACATCTCCGCTTTCTTTAGTAATGAGGTTCGTTTCTCCTAAAACCTTTATTTCCGATTGTGGTCTATTTTCATAACTCATATTCATCACACCAACACACAGAACGCGTCATACGAGTACCCACCTTCTTTAAAATTATGTCTAATACCATGTAATATTGTATCATATGCCACAGTGTTATCTTCATTCATAACCTTAAATTTGCAGGGATAAGGAGCTATTTCATCTAATCTGCTTGGTATTACAGATATTTCAATATGTTTCTTTCTGAATGGACTGTTCTTGTATCTTAAATACGTTGCCTCAATTAAATCTTTGTTCTGCAAAATCGGAAAGTCTAAAGTCAAAGTAGGGTCTACAGTGCTAACTTCATCTATATACTGGTTCAATGGCACTTCTTCAGTAATTGGAATTATTCCTTCTACAGTTCCACTATACATCATTAAGCTGTCTACCTGTGTTGGAATAATGTAGTAAAACACAGCACCTCCACCATAATAACACGATGCTACTCCAGTTTCATCTACGTCTAAGAACATGTAGCCAGTAGGATTGTATTTATCAGGTCTGTATTCTTTGATAAACAGCTTGTTATCTACTGGTACCATTACTTCCATTGTCTTATATAACTGTTGCTGTGTAAATCTTGGAGTTCTGCCTTTGAGTCTGATGGTTACTTTCTCTCCATTATTGAAATCGTACCTAACGGCCAAAGAAGGAATGCCTAAACCACCTATTACAACTGCCCTAACATCTGTCACACTGTTAACATCAACCTGCTGATTAGGGAATATGTAATCTCCTGACATATACAAATTTTCTAATGTTACCCAATCAGCCATTATTTCTCCTTTAAGATTAGCCCACAGCACAGCTCCAACAGATTGAGATAAGCTTGATAGAATGCTAAAATACGTTCCTTGCTTTAATGCACACCACAAGCCGCCTGCATTTTCTTCCGTGCCCTCAAACAGGAATGGTTTTCTAACCATTTGTGGAAATGCCTTATATGGATTACCATTTAATATTCTCCAATAATAGCCACTTACTGTGACTGGCTTCACTAATCCATAACCCTCATAAGTCATTCTATCAAACTTACCAAGAACATCTTCAAAATGTAGCGTAGCCACCTTATTAACTTTAGAGAACTCTATTTCTTTAAGAAACCATCTATCAAAATCAATTCTCTTTGTGTTGTCGTTTTCGTCTTTTAGTATGAAATAGCCATCAAGCTTAACATCTTCGTAGCTTTTTAATGTGGCAAAGCTGGACTTTGGATTAATTATGTTGTATTTCTCTTCGTAGTCCAGTATTTTGATATATCCAGTGCCTTTAACAACAGTTCTACCTTCCCAAAACATGTTCTGCATGAACTGTGCTTCTAAGATGTCATCAGCATCTAATGTCTCAGATATGCCAGAGCCATAAAGTCTACCGTAAAAGTCTGTTATCGCTATCATAGTTCTATCAACTGGAATGTTACATCCTTATAATACATTACATTATCTTTGATAATCAACGTAGAATATTCCAAGTCTCCAACATAGCCTCTAAATGAAGTTACTGTGCTTTGGTCATTAGGTCCTGCCATTGATGGAAATATTACTGTTACCTGATGTATGCCTTTACCACCAGCGTTTGTGTAATACAATGCTCTTTTAAGAAACTTCAACTGGGCTTCACTAAGAACAGCGTATCTAACATCAATTCTAATTTTCTTGTTGATGTAAGCGAATGCCATGTTCCCGAGTAAGTTTCTCTCGGCTTTTGACAATACATATTCACCGTATTTAATCTCAGTTGGAGTAGGCATCTTTGCCCCATCTATTTCTAATATGGTTCTATTCTCTGGCATTCTGCATCACCTTATTAGGGAATTTTAACCCTATTACCATTTATACGTATTTCTCTCGTTATGAACTCTGGAGTGTCCTTTATAGCTTCCTCTATGCTTATTTGGATTGGCTGTGCTCCTAAAAATTTGCCACCAAACCAGTTTATAAAGTCCACGGTTTTTTCTGCGAACCAATCAGTTACGCCAGGTATAAGGTTAAACCCAGTTGGTATAAGTTTATATACTCCTTCAATTGCATTCTTGATTGTGTTATATTCTTTAATTTGGTTAGCTAAACTTTTAGCAAAGCCTGGTGCGAACATATAACCAGAGCTCATCGGTGGAATAGGTTCGCCAGGAATTTTATTTTCACTCTCTGGAAACATTTTGCTTTTCATTAAACTGTAAATGCCATTTATTGTCGCACCCTGCCCAAACAGGCGGTCTCTGATACTTGTTAAAATATTAGCAAAGTCGTTTTTAATTGTGTAGGCTATATCGCCAATACCAATAGACAAGTCGTCAAGCTTCGGAAGAGCAGCCGATGTAATACTTGTATCAATATTGGTGGCTTCTTTTACCAAATNNTCTAAGAATTTAGAGTAGTCTTGCATTGTTTCTGGAACTTCTGGAACATTAGCCACCATCTCTGCTTGTTGTTCTATAGCATGTATTACGTCAAAGCTTTGTAGGTTATCCTTAATTTCTTTTGTGCTATCTGCAACGCTGGACATGTTGTCCTTCATCTTGGCTGTATCTTGTGTAGGCTGTATAAAAGCGTTTTTCATAGTGTCAGATGCTTCCTTTGTTTGTTGTTCCAGTTTATCAAGCGATTGGTTAATCTTGCGATTTAAGGTTCTATCTACAACGTTAACCAAATAAAGTGAAAGAGCAAATATGGCAGTAGCTATACCAAGCGTTAGCATATTGGCAGTAATAGTGGCTTTAGCCATTATTCCAGATAATACAGCACTCAAACTTTTAGCTCCAGTTATTACTCCAACTAATCCCTTGGCTGCACCACTAATCCAACCAATCCACTTCTTATAGTTTTCTTTGATATAGAATGACAGCTTCCAAATGGTCATTAAGAACCCAATCATAGGTTTCATCAGTCTTAGGACTGAAGATGTAATCCAAAATATCAGAGTTCCAGCCATAAGAGTCATTAGTATCGGTCTTAATATGTTACTTGTTCCAAACAGTATATTTATAACCACTTTGAATATGTTGGCGATAATATTATATATATTAACAAGCCAAGCGTATGTAGTTACTATCATGTTATACAGCCAGCTGCTTACGTTATTTTTTATCGCTAAAAATAGATTACCAGTTTCAGTAACTTGAGCTGCTATTCTTTGAAGAACCGAAGAAACGGTTAACAGCACTGGCATTAGCGTTTTAGCTATTGTTCCAGCAACTGCTGTCCATATCTGGTTTAACGAAGAAATGGCTATATTAAGTGCACCAGTAGTGGTAGTTCCTATGTATTTAACGATGGCATCTGTTTTCTTACCAAGCTCTTTCATAATCATTCCTACAACTTCATCTACGTTTGTTAGAAGCCCTTTTCTCATCATATCTTCTACTTCTGCTGGTGGCTTATTCATTCCCTGTGCTATGAGTTCTACGATATTAATGCCAATGTTGGCAAGCTGCCTTCTTTCTTCTGCTACTACCTTACCTTTTTTATACATCTGACCTATAGCCATAATTGCTCTGCTTGTTATAGCCGAAGCTCCAGCAGCTCCACCACCACTAACAGTGCCAACCATTTGTGCAAATACAGGTATGGTTTGTAGCATATCTTGTATCCTTTGATAAGGAATATTGTAAACAGCCGCCTGCTGAGCCGTATGCATTAGAGATGCCATGTCCACGCCAACAGTTCTGGATATCTCCCAAATGGTATTCTTAAGCTCGTTTGCTTTTTCTAAAGAACCAGTAATGGCTGTTAGTGTTAGCATGAAGTTTTGCTGAACACCAACCGTGTCAATAACCATCGACTTTATTGTTCTACCAATATTAGATGCAGTTAGTGATACGTTTCTTACAGCCCAAACCAAGTAACCAAGCTGTCCGAATATGGTTTCATAAACAGTGGAATACGTTACGCCTCTTGACAAGAATACCTTATCTAATAGACCGCCTTTTCCTCCACGGCCAGATACTCTCTTAAGCTGCGTAGCTTTCTTTGTTACTTTAGATAAGCCTTCATCTAACTTGTTTATGCTTTCCGATGTATTCTGTATGTTTTTGGTTAGCTCTGTTACAGCCTGTTGCATTGCATTTGTCATTGCAACGATGGTGTCTACACTCGTAGCACCTTTGCCACCCTTAGAAGTAAGAGTTACTGGCAAAGCGAACTGGTTTTGTTCTCCAGCTAACTGCAACCTTGCTTTAATTCGTGATACGATGTTTTGGACTGCGGCATCTAAAGACGCTTCATCAACATTGGCAGAGGCAAAGCTGACATTTAACATTAACTGCGTATTTATTGGCTGAGAATATAAAGCAGTAATACGTGACTGCAAATCAATTATTTTGCTTGTTAATGTGCCAACCTTCTTAGTAATACTGTCAAGGCTTTTACTGATGCCAGCTAAAGCTGTTTTTGCCTGCGTTACATTAACAGTTACTTCAATGTTAAACTGTTCGCCACTGCCTTTGCCCATTACATCTGCCATTTACTTCACCTTCGGAGCAGGTATGCCGAGCTCCATGGCTGATTCCACTGTTCTTTGCTCAAGCTTCTTTCTTTCATCTTCGCTAAACCTTAAGTCTTTTATGAATGGATAAATATCATCTGGAGATATGCTTGTGTGTATTTTCGCTCCCCAAGCCCTGACAATATTGTATCCACTATTTATCACTGAAGATATAAGCACTCCCCATTTATTCTGGTATTCTTCTAGCATATCTTCTCTCTTCTTCTCAGCAACGAGTTTAGCCCAAAACAGTAAATCATTCATATACATTTCTTCAAGCTGGAATGGAGTTATGTTTAGATACTGCAAAATGTCAATCAAGAACGTTGAAGGGAAGAACACTTTTAGCATGTCTCCCTTGTTATCAGTTTCAATAGCAAGTCCCAAGGATAGTGACATGGCTATTGGATTAACTATGTAGAGCTCCCCTCCATTTCCAGCTCTGAAAAATTTAGCTCTTGCCACAGATTAGTTAATTCCACAAGCTGTGACATGTATGCATTGTCTATATCGTCTGGGTTAATCTCTGGGAACATTAGCTTGCACATCTTAACCAGTTTGTCAATGTTTTCTACGGCATCTCCTTCAGTCTGCAAGTTTTTATCTTTGGTTATCTTCTGCATAATCTCTCTTAGCTCTTTAACTTTTTTAGCTTTACCAACGTAAGACTTGTCGCCTACAAAGACATCTGCTACCCTAACTCCGTTTTCAATCCTTATTTTACTGTCACTCATTCATTGCACCTCCATTACTTTTTTATGAAAAATGGTATTCCAAGCGTTTGGAATTGTAACCTTTGATACGTTAATACTCCTTCTTCAACATCTATTGGTGGAAGTAAGACGTAACCGCATATCGCAGTTTGCACATCTTCTAAGTTTAAGTTTAATTCCACAAAAGCGTAACCATACGGATTATCAATCCATCTTTGCATTGCCCAAAACCCATCTGATGTTAACAACCAACCAACTGGTGTAACACTTTTAGAGCCATCAACCAAAGCTTCACTCATTATCATTTCAAAATGCCAACTGGAGAGCCCACCACAAAATGGCAGGCTCTCCTTAACACGGTCTATCGGTTTTGTCAAATCTTCTATTTTGCTTAGACACCAAACACTACCGATTAGACCTGTAATCATGCTATGTAGTATGTATTGTCAACGCACCCATGCCGTTGAAGTCAGCAGAGAACGTTGCCTGACTGTCTGTAGATGCTTCTAATGTTAAACTCATCATCGCTTTGCCAGATATTACCAATTGTGGAGAAGAAGGCTTGCCAATTGTCATCTCAATAGTAACTGGTTCTCCGTTTATGTAAGCATCTATTAAAGCCATCTGTCCGACATCGCCAATGACAAGGTTCCCTTCACAAGATGCAGTCCAATCCTTGAATGTGGTCAGTCTTTCTACCCAACCTTCAGTATCGAAGTTAGTTACGTCCACATCGTTAACGTCCAAGTTCAAGGTCCACCTTGACATCTCTGCGATTTTAACATTGGTTCCACCTCGTTTAACGTATATTTTTCCGTATGCGCCGCTTATAGCCATTCTTTATTTCACCTCTCGCATTACATTAAATTGTTGCGTAAATATGTGCCTTTGCCTCGCATCTAAACCTTCATATATGATAAGAGCATCAAGACCTCCATCGNATNANGGTTTAAATTGTTGCGTAAATATGTGCCTTTGCCTCGCATCTAAACCTTCATAAGATGGAGGTCTTGATGCTCTTATCATTATAATATATGCACCATCTTTGTATTCATACCCATCTTTGTTTGCATCGTTGAGATGCTTATAAATATCTTCAATTATGGCAGAGCCATCAGCATATCTTTTAGAACGGACAACTACCATGATGATTGCTTTTTCCATCGTTGAACCGTTAACTTCAGCTCCATCTCCAATACCAGTATCGTAAAGTGCTACCAAGTCATCTAAATTAAAAGGTGGTGTGCCGACAAACAGCTCACACCTTCCGTTTATTGCTTCTGCTACAAGGTCATACACTGTTTCTGCCGCTAACATATCTCATTCCCTCTCTTAGAAAGCTGAAGTGTAGTGCTTAAAGTTGGTGCCAAATTTCTTATTGATTGCTCTAAGCATGTATTGGTTCATCGTTCCTTCTTTGTGATATCTATAAACGCCATCATGCACTAATTCGTGTAATCTGCCGTAAGCCACTCCTTCGTCAAAGTCAAACGCAGATACCGAGAATGTAAAAGTAATCTTATCTAAAGATGAGCTTTCACTCAACTGCATAGTACTTCTTAAATTGCCAGTATCTTCTGGTGCAAGCACTTCTTTAGCATAGTAGAATGCATCAACGCTTTTCTTTCTAAGGTTAATGATTACGCCGTCTTTAATGAAAGCATCTTCAAGTATTTCTTGGTATTCTTCAGCTTTAGAAATCCACGGGTCAGTCTTAGATATTTTTATCTTTACTTTTCTCACCCTAATATTACCTCATAATGAGATAGAGAGCCGTCGAGATTGATTATTTCATTAACCTGTATCGCTGTGTATTCATTACCTTTATACATTACTTTTTGCCCGAGAGTTACTGGTTCTTTACAAATCATTAACGCTTTAGCTTGGTATTCAGTTATCATTAAAGCTCTGGTTATCTCTCCCAAGTAGCTTTGCGACATCTCTAACCTGCACTTAATCGGTTTACTAACAGTTTCATATTCACCGTATCTGTTAGTTCCTAACTGCTCTAACACGTAAGCTGTCTGCGTTAAGTATTTGTCTACAATGCTCATATCTGTCCAACTGCTCCAGCGATTAACGGTTTTATTAAAGACTTAGCCATAGGAGAAATTATCACCGTTTTAGCACTAACCCTATCAGTATTGTATGCCTCTCTAACTGAACCTACTGCTACATACGATACTCCAGACATAATAGCTTGTATTCTCGGGTCATTAGCCATTTCAAGTAAATATTTAGCTTGTTCGCATTGAGCCAATTTAACTATTTCTGGAGTGCCAATATCAATGTATTCATTGTCTCCAACCTTATAATAGAATGGCTCTTGCGGATACATTCGTGCCACAACT